ATATCGAGGAGTGTGTGGTTTGGCACAGACCGCCCATGTGGGTTCATGACTGACCACTTCCTGTTTGATGTGATCTTGATAGCGGGTATTGTTGTTGGCCAAGCCAACAAGAGCTGTGCGATTGTTTGCAGCAGGCTTGGCCTTCTTTGCTGCGATGCCATGGGCTTGATAGAGAGCCTGCTGCTGCTGCTGTGCCAATTCAGCACGACGCTTGTGTTCGGCAGATGCCCATTTCTTTTTGCCTTTTTTCTTACCTGTGGTAGAAAGCCATGGTCCAACTAGATGCATGCTCATTTAAATGTGCCCTCGTGAAAAGCCGATCATTAAATTAAATTATTCGTAAGAGTAAAGGAAGCCAGCTGCCGTACAATTCGGTTGACCAAGATACATGATTCAACCCACTTTCGGCATCGGCAACATAGGGATTCACTGTTTTTCCAAAATCCAGTAGCATTTGCGAAAGCGTTGTAAGACCTAAAAAGCGCATTAGCAGTAGTTCCTGCTGACATATCTTATTCCTTACTTTGTATATAATACAAGTTTAGAGTTGATATGTCAACTGGGTTATCTAATTGTGGTCCATCTAGTGGTAAATGGTTTACCGGTACGCTGTCTTTTAAAATTCTTGACAAAACTTTTCTGGAATAATTTGTTGTTATTCTTTTCGATACAGGTCTTAGTTTTTATAAATTTATTTGTATTCATTACCGTATCCTCTAGTTGTAATATTCTGTAAACCGTTATGTTTTGCTTCTTACATACCTTGCGATTTTATCTGCTACATCAATTTCACAATAGGTTTCAAATCCCTTAAATCCCGGATTTGAATTGGCCTCGCACACACGGAATCCCGCCTTGTCAAAAAGCAAATCAATTCCTGCTATCTCTAGGCCAAGACATCCAGCTGTGCTCAAGGCCATAGTCTCAATTTCTTCAGTCACTGGATATGGGCATCCTGTTCCGCCACTGCTGATATTGGCTCGGAAATCACCTTCCGGGGCTGTGCGTTTCATAGCACCTATCACTTTGCCGCCAATGACCAACACTCTTAAATCTTCGCCTGGACGCTCACCCATATATTCCTGTACCAGGATTGATTTCTTTCCACCCAGATTATCAATCAATTCCATGAGTTTCTTAAAATCTTTTTCTTTTTCACAAAGATAAACGCCTTCACCATAGCTGCCAGTAACCACTTTGACCACGCACGGAAACCCAATGTTGTTGGCAACTAAAAATTGATCAATTGGAAAACGAACCATCATGGTATTGGGAATTGCAATTTTGTTCCTGCTTAGAATCTGACTGGTACGCAGTTTATCTTTTACGATTTCAATGGAGTTACTGCTATTGATGCAGGTAACTCCGGATTGCTCCAGATGCCGGATAACAGCCAATTGAAAAGGGGTTATTCCTGCCCCCATCCTGACCAATACCATCTGGGGTAATTCTATCCTTTCGCCTTGATAATTCACACCCTTGGTCAAATCTCCATCAACGATTAGATCAAAATCATTGGGGTTACAAACTTTAACGACACATCCTTGATTGGTAAAACTTTCTACCAATCGTTCTGTTTCATGTTCGTCTCGATCCTGTTTTGAAAGTATTAGCATTGTCATTTGATTTGTCTGTCCGTAAGTTAAACACAGTTGATATTTGATTTCAAATATATTTAAACATTTTATAATGTGATTTATATGACAACTTAAATTAAAATAGTTTCTCCGCTATTTAAATAAATAAAGTTATGAAGAAAAAAATTTTAAAATACTTGAAAGAATCATCGTTAAAAAAGAAATTAATCTTCAGTTTACATAAAGCTCCATGGTTTAATCAATTGGAAAATAAATTTAATCAAATGAATTTACCAGAGGAATGGAATCTGCAAAGAAAATTATGGCATTATTGGAAAGATACCAACATTATTCCATTATGTCCTATTTCAGGACTAGAAAGGAAATGGAGAGCCGGCGATGCTATTGAAAAAATAGATATTCCGGGCATGAGCGAAGGATATAGCATGTTTGCCAATCATAAAGTTGCAGGAAAAGGAAATGTTGATATTCAAAGGAAATCTCTTGTAGAAAAATATGGCAAAGATATTACTAATTCAATGTATATACCCGGAGTAATGGAAAAAAGGAAAAAACATTTTTTAGAAAAGTACGGAGTAGAAAATCCTAGTAGTAACGATCAAGTAAAACAAAAAAGAGTTGATACCATGTTAAAAAAATACGGTATAGAACATAATTTTATCGGATGGCAAGAAAAACAATTTGCAAAATATGGAGTATATAATCCTGTTCATATACCGGAAATAGCTGAAAAACTTTGCTACAATAGATTCAAGAAAAGAAAAAAATACGTTTTATCTAACGGTGAAATCATATATCTACAAGGGTATGAACCGTATGGATTTGATTATTTAAAGACCAAGTTTCTAGAAAATCAAATAAAATATCGTAAAAAAGATATGCCAGAACTATGGTATGAATGGCAAGGAAAAACTCGTAGATACTATTGTGATTTCTTTGTTCCTGACGATAATTTAGTTGTAGAAATTAAAAGTTTATTCACTTTGAGCCGGGATTTTGATATAGTAAAACAGAAAATCCTTTCTTCTCAAACCAACGGACACAAAGTTCTCCTGTTAGTATTTGATCAGTCTGGCGATCTAATACTTGGAAAGGACGCCATTCATTTTCTTCTAAATGAATAAGAACCCAATCCCCGTCGTGAGTTTCAATTAATCCAGAAAGACTTTCTACAAAATCACCATCATTTAAATACCAAATATTTTCAACTCGTTTTATTTCAGGATTATGTATATGACCACAAATCACTCCGTCAAATCCTCTCTTCTTGCAATAGTCAGCTAGATTGTTTTCAAATCTAAACATAAAATCTACCGCCTTTTTGACTCGATGTTTTAAGAACTTACTTAAAGACCAGTAACCAAACCCCATCTTTCTACGTAACCAATTAAACTTGGAATTGAGACGTAATATATAATCATATGCTTTATCTCCCAGGAAGGAAATCCAAGGAGCCAATTTAGTAATACCATCAAATAAATCACCGTGAGTAACAAGGTAGCGATAGCCATCTAGACCCATGTGTTCAGTTTGATTTACAACCTCGATCCTGCCAAAACTTAGCCCATATGGAATCATGGGTCTCAAAAATTCATCATGATTACCAGCCACGTACACTATTCTTGTATGGTGCTTGCTGTGTTGCAATATTCTTTTGACCACATTGGTATGACTCTGTTTCCACCGCCATTTATTTTGTTGTATACGCCATGCATCAATTATATCACCCACTAGATACAAAGTTTCGCATGTGTTATTTTTGAGGAAATGGTCTAGTTCTTCGGCTTTGCAATCAAGAGTTCCAAGATGTATATCACTAATAAAAATACTACGATAAGTTTTTTTCATACCTATATTTAAGCAGAAAACTATTGCATTAGTATTACGGCGTTCATAAAAAAAGGCTACCTAGGTAGCCTTTTTATTGATAGTTTTAACGATTGATTAAAACTTGACCTTGACACCAGCAAACAGCTGATTGCCATTTAGATCCTTGACGCGATCCTGGCCAAACTGATAACGATAGTCGGCAGTGGCTACCACATGCTTGACCAAAACAACTTCGGCGCCCACACCGGCAAGCACAGCATAACCGTTGGTTGCCACAGCCTCATTGTCAAGATAAGCTCCGCCAACCTTGGGAACCAGGGTCACGTTGCCCACGTTCACGAGATCATAGGAAGCCACCACACTGTAGCGATTGCCTACTCGAGTGGTACGATTGTCACGATCATACCCGCCGGTAACGCCAACAGCGCCCATCTTCTCACCCACAGTAACGCCGTAGGAAACAGCACCAGGTCCCGAAGTGTTGAAACCGGCATTTACGCCCAGTTCAACAGCGGATGCAGTGCCCATTGCAGTTGCCAACATTGTTGCTAGAATTAACTTCTTCATTTAAATTACCTCTTTATTTTTAAAAACGCTATAGTTTATATAGCTTGTACTATTATATATCTCTTTTATCTCAAAGTCAAGCAGAATCAGGATCTAGGATTGTAGTTTCCTGGTTTTCCGCTTCTTGATCACAGGAGCATCATGCATGTGATTGATGACCACGTTGTTCAAATAAACCTGACCAAACAGCATGGTCCAACGACCATGGGCGGTGTTTAAATACCACCCTGAGTAGTCCATGATTTCAAATCCTGCAATTTCTAAACGAGTTTTGAGATCCTGTAAGGAATTTATGCCTTGCACGACCCTAGCCCACCAACACTTTGGCCACACTGTTCATGACAGCAGCGATTCGTCCAACGTCACGAAGCTGTTCCACAGTGTATCCTTCTGCTCGCAGTGTGTCATAGTGCGCCTTGACGCAAAAATGACATTTGCCCACAATGCTGGCTGCTAGGCTAAATGCCTCAAAGTTGGCCTTGCTGGTGCCCCCGTGCGTGACAATGGAGTTCATGCGCAACTGTGCAGGAAGTCCTGACAGTTGCGGATCATTGGTCATTTCCACGTAGGGATACCAGGTATTGGTCATTGCCATTAAACTGGCAGCCGTCATGGCAGCATCGGCATGAATCGGGTCATCGCTCAACAGGGCCGACAATACTTTGCCATTGCCGGCAGCGGCCAAAGCTGCTACTGCACAGCCCATGGCCACTTCAGGCGTCAGTGTGCTTCTCAGCAACACCGCATCGAGATTGAGCCTGATGTCTTTGGCGTAATCCGGCAAAGAATTCTTGACTGTTTCAATAAAACTCATGACGTTTCTCCTTATACCGACAGTGTTTGGCCGCCAATGGCACGATTACATGCACAAAGTTCTCCCGTTTGGCAGGAATCCAATACACGAAGTGTTTCTTCAGGATTTCGACCCACATCCAAGTTGTTGACAGTGACATGCTGAATAACATTGTTGGGATCAACGACAAATGTGGCACGCAGAGCGGCGCCAGCAGGAGCATAGAACGCGCCCAATTGATTGATAAGGCTGCGTTCGTCCCGCGCGGTATCTGCAAACTGTGTATGGGTAATCTTGGCCAAATCTGGATGAGCCTTCTGCCAAGCCACCTTGCAGAATTCATTATCGGTACTGCCGGTGAGCAGCACTGCATCGCGATCGGCAAAATCCTGATTTAGTTTGTCGTAGGCCACGATCTCTGAAGGGCAAACAAAGGTAAAGTCCTTCGGGTAGTAAACAATCACCTTCCACTTGCCTGCAAAACTGTTTTGGTCGATGGTAAAGAAAGCATCATCCGGCTGTCCCGGTTTGACTCCAACAATCTCAAACGCTTCTAACGTATCTCCTACTGTTTTCATGGTAATCCCCTATTGTGTGTAGTTGTGTGTTAATACCTATTATTAACTATCACACTAATTTAGCATTTTATACACACTAAATCTATGGATTTTTGATGGTTTTTCAATACTTTGATTCTATTGCAGCAATAGGCAATGTCTATTGAAAAATAAAAATAATAGGAGCCGAAGCTCCTATTACTAACCTTTCTGTTACCAAGCGGTTAACTCTGGAAAACTACACCGTTATTAGGCGGCTAGTGCCATGTGGTAATTGCTATCGTTTGCATTTACTTTTTTTTGTGCTGATTACGTCAGTCACCTTTCGGACGCATTGAGTGTATTACGCAGCCTGTCGAAACCGATATGCCCCATAGTTGGTGGAGCATCGGGGAATCGAACCCCGGTCCAAACTGATTTTAGTTCAATGTTTACGTCGTTTATGAGTTGCGTCCAAAACGCTTTTAGCTAAGAGTTTACTACCATTAAGCGTATTTATAACAGCTTAATGATCAAAAAGCAATGGATATTACCGTTATTTTTTAAAACAATGGATTGATATCATAGTGAGTAAAACTCCTATGGTGCCTACTGAACACACAATAATGCCGGTGGTGATTGATAGATATAGTGCCATGATAGTGACCTCCGTTAGTTAATCACAAAAATATTTATACGGCTTCATTTCGTAATAAAACTGTAATATAATTATTTATGTTGAAAGAGATCTAGAGCAGCAATTTAGGGATGCTGTCAACCTAGCGAATTCCCCGGGGCGTTGACATCCTTCGCTTGGACTCGTTGAAGCCTTGCACCCAACCAACTGTTACACAGTTTACCCCCGCCGGATCATGAATATTTAGTTTGGGATAGGGCCGGATTGATTGGCATAACAAAGCCCAAAAGGAACGGGTATGATGGGAAGGGTAAAATTTATATTGAATATGGACAGTATCTTGGCAATTTCTCTTATGAATTTCTTTATGAGATTGACACAGAAATTATTGATGTAATTTTTCATGTCAGTCAACAGTTTTTCAAAATCCACATTGGGAATACTGACTCTGATGTTGATCGGCAATACCCAATCCAGGGGAAATCCAATTATGGGCAATTTGAAATGTTGAATGGCATTGATCAGTTCCTGATAGGTCACTTCGGCTTTGTTATAAAGTTTTTTAGCAAATGCTACCAAAGCATCATGTATTTGCTGTATGGTAGGAGGGTTGATCAGTAGATCGATGATTTTGCCCAAAACGGTCTTGATAAGGTTTTTCAACAATAGCGATAATGTGGGAATGCCATAAGTGATCAGATCATAGGCTTCCAATCCAATTTCAATAATAGTGAGTATCTTTTCAATTTTTTGAAATAACAGTCCCATCAAACTGTAAAAGATTTTTTCTACCAAGGCTTCAATTTCCAGTTCTATACTTTGTATATTGATAAAAAATGGAAAAGGAATACCCAATGTTTTCAATATGGCCAATAGCTTGTCTTTTCCTTTATGATACAGTTCTGTTACCGCAGCTTTGATTTTTTCGTACAAATTGGGATCAAACAGATCACTGATATGAAGATTCAAAACAGGTAGTTTTAAATCTAAAATGGCCAACCCAAATCTTTTTAATGCGTTATATAAAGCGTACAGCGCTGTCCAAACAGGATTCAATATTGATTGTAGCAAATAGTTATAGAGCCTTGATACGATTTTTTTAATATCTGTTATGGGGTCTATCACAAATTTGGTGTTGCAGGTAATACCCAGCAAGGGTACAGATATACCCACCACCTTGGCCACAGTGCCTGTACTTGTGCTATTGGCAACGGCTGATTGCAATGAATCAAAGATACCCTGCATGGTAAACGAGCCTGCTAGATTTATGTGTAAAACAGGTTTTTCATGCAGGGTCAAATGTATTGCAGATGCCAGTGACATTGTGATTACTTGGCCAACGCTATTCCGGTGGTGCCTTCAATATATTGATCGGCATAGTCCTGTATGGCAGGAACACACACAATGATTTGTGTCTTTGGAAGATCAACCATGTTGCATACGCCGGTGTTGATCCAGGGAATTAATCCAATATTGCCAGCACGATCCACAATTACCACACGCATGGGCTTGGAAACTGTAACGGTGTCAGCGTTATCACTTTCAAATCTTGCCAACAGCTCTCCATCATTGGTCAATTTGACACTTACTACATCACCTTCACGATGTGATTTTTTGATTAACATCATATCTCCTTTTATAATTCGCCACTTTCGGCCATCTTGAGCATGAGACTGTAGTGCTCATATGCTTTTTTCACGGCCGGGTATTTGTCCTTAAACAACTGTTCTTGTTTCTTTTGTTCCATTAGGGCTTCAAACATATTGAAATGACCGTGGCGCACCAGATTATTAAAAACCTGTGCTTCAAATTTTGCCAGGCTTTCTAGCTCACTCTCAGATATTTCGACTGTATAAAGTCTCTCTGTTTCCAGTTCGGGGGCCAGTTCTTTGGTCATGTTATAGTCGTGGGAATATTGAAAATAAGCAACATTTTGTTTGGTCCATATGTGTGCACGTTTACTTTTGTCAAGTATTTTTATCCCGTGTTTTTCAAGCCATGATTCTAGCAGGTCTTGTTGACTCATGGTTTCAACCTACGAATGTCATTTTTGCGGCGACTGTTTTCTTGTTCTAAAAAAGCCAAACGACGCAGAATTAGATTTAGAGCCTGCGCCTGTTTCTTCAGTTGCTGTTCCATTTCTTCGACTCGCGCTTGGGGTGTTTTCATCTAAATTAATCTGCTAAAAAATACTTAAGTTCTGTGTAGCCGCCAATCAGCTCTTCGTTGATAAAGATTTGAGGAACTGACCGTGCCGTAGGCACTTGTTCTAAAAGATCTTCCTTGCTATACCCATCTCCAATCTTTCTTTCCTCAAATTCAATGCCTTTGATTTCTAATAGACTTTTTGCCTGTTCGCAATAGCTGCAATTACTTTTGCTCCAAATTATCACTTTCATTATTTTTCCTTTAGAGATCCGGTAGTTCATGGTAATTAATATCAGAACTCATAGCCCCTACTACATAATTGGTTGATTCAGTTTCTTGTAAAGCACTCTGTTTTTTATTGATTTGAGTATGTTTATTGAACCAAGGTATAGGATTTGACTTGGGATATTCTTCCAAATATTTGATTCCAATATCCTTCAATCTGGTAAAGGCGGTCCAATCCACAAAGTCCTTGAGGATATTGGAATTGAGTCCAATTACCACGCCCTTTTTAAAAAGATAATCGGCCCAACTTTTTTCTTCCTTGATCACTTCCATGTACATGGCATAAACTTCGTCACGGCATTCCTGTTCCAGTTTTACAAAGTCAGGATCATCCTTGCCTACATTGTTAATTATCCATGCAGTCCATTCGGCGTGTAACAATTCATCCTGCAATATCAAGCTGATGATGTTGCCGTTACCGATATAGATTTTATTTTCTACCATGGCCAGGCTGGTAGCAAAACTGACCATGAATCTAAACGCTTCCAGCGCATAGCTGGCGTTTAGTGCCAACCAGATAGCTCGTTTATGATCATGCACAGAAACCTTTTCTCCCAATTCTTTGCGACAATTCAAAGTATGCAGGTCTTCATAATATCGACCAATGTTGGCCGCCATGTCTATGATTTCTTTGGTATCGTGTATTTTGTTGAACTCATCTTTGGGAACGCCATACACATTGCGTATGATATGACTGTAGGACTTGCTGTGTATGTTTGTTTCAAAGAAACTCCACACATTGACAAGAGATTCCATTTCCGGAACACTAACTACTGGACTAAAGATCTGCGAAGGAGCGCGTCCTTGAATACTATCTAACGCAGTTTGTCTTAAGAGATTGCTGGTAAAAATATGTTTGACTGCATCACTGGCATCTTTATGATCCATCTTGTCTTTGGTAAGACTGATTTCTTCAGGAACCCAAAAAAAACCTCTTTGTAACTCCTCGAACTTGGCTATCTTGGGAAATCGAAATTCTTCAAATCGCTGAACAGTGACTGCCCCGTCAAGAAACATTTTTCTCTTGAGGTAATTGGTTTTATTTGTTAAATCGTATTGACCTTTACTCATGTTATATCCTTATAGTTTACAGGATTCGCATGAATCCTCATCCTCGATTGATTTAATAGGAACGATGACCTTTGTAACTTCGCTGTGTGTATTCAAAATATTCTTGCTGCCAGTTTTACTTATTAAACTGTAGTAGATGGTTTTCAACCCCCAACGATAGGCCAACATTAAATTTTTGGCGATCAGCGTGCCTGGAATCTTACCGTCCTTGAAATGTGCCGGAGAATAAAAGGTATTGGTAGAAATGCTTTGATCAATATAGGCAGCTAACACTGCAGCCGTTTTCAAGTATTCCACACAGTCCTTTTGATTCCACATCAATTGATATCTATTCTTTAGACGTTTGTATTCCGGCACTACCTGGACAAAGCTGCCCGCTTTGCTTTCCTTGACACTGATCAATTCCATAGGCATTTCAATACCATTGGTACTGTTAAGTACTACTGAACTGGATTCTACAGGAGCAATGGCCATTAGAGTAGCATTGCGTATGCCGTACTGTTTCATGTTAACCCGCAAATTTTCCCAGTCCAAATTGCCGCTGGGTTCAAAATTGGTAAGTTCGTCCACATTTGGGTTACGCCTTTCCCAAGGAAATATTCCTTGTCCGTAATAGGTATGTTGACTGCGTTTGCAGGATCCTCGCTCCTGTGCCAGTTCCACACTGATTTCGGTAAGATAAAAAGCCTGATGCTCCATCCATCGTTTGACTTCTTTGAGAGCAGATGATTCACCATATTTGAGATTGCGGCGTGCATGCCAATAGGCCAGATTGGTGATGCCAACTCCTAGTGGTTCAAAATCTTGATTGGCCAATTGGCTTTGCA